AGAACGGGTTGAAGGTAACAAACGCAGGCAGAAGGTCGAAACGGATTTTCTGCTGGTTTGCGTCACCGTCTGAGTATTTGCTGACTCGAATCGAGAAGCCGTCCTCAGTAGTGACAACGGTGTCGGTGTCGTACAGCTTGGGCAGCTTGACTGTGGCCATGCCGTAAGCCTGTCGATGGAAGAACAGGTTGGGCTGGTAAGTGCCACCAGCTGCGCCGAGAACCGTGATCACATCGCCAGAGACTGGCGCTGAGTCAACAGTGTTGTACTGACCAGTAGCCTCAAAGATCGCTGGACCTGCAACGACGATGTCGCCCGTGCCAGTGCCTGAGAGCGTGACGGTCTCGGTCACAACCGCACGGTACTTGACCAGATTGCCTGCGCCATCCGTGAAGGTGGTGCGGGTTGACTGGTTCAGGTAATGACGGCCAGTGATCTCGACAACAGATCCAGCAACGATGTTGGCGTTAGCCGAGAACCCAGAGACAGACAGTGTCTGCTTCATGGTGTCCTTGGCCGCGACGTAGGTCACAACCGGGTTAGCAGACAGCGTGCCTGCCCGGTCAGCCAGTGTTGCGTCATCCGCAACGGCCTGCAGGGTGTTGCAGCTCAACGCAGCCATGCCGCCGAAGTTGCGGCTGATCTGCGCCCGGCGCCATGCAGTGTTCACCAGATCGTTATCACCTGACGCCAGACCTGACTGAGTGTCAGCAAGGCTTGTGGTGGTGTACGGGTTCATGACGTAGAACACATCGTTGTCCATCGGAACGCCGATTGAGTCCATCAGGGCGCCAGCCGCTGCGACATCGCTCCACTTCGTTACTGCCGTGCCGGGCGTGCCGACTGACAGGTTTGCATTGCGGAGCATATAAGAAGACAGGCTGGTCTCCAGAGTCGTAACAGCACGAGTCGCCATTGGCGCAAGGATCTGATCGATCTGGTCTGCTTCGAGCGCTTCCTGAATGTTTGACCACTCAGTAGCGATGGTGATGTAGTCCTGAACCGTCGCAGTTGCCTTACCTGAGATGATGTCGGACTTGGTTGAGCCGCTGATATCACCACCGACTGTGCGGATGGCGTTGTAGTCATGCGGACGTTTTACGGATACCTGACCACCAGAGCGCGGTGTGAATTCGCCTTGAATCAGTTGAGTGTCGATCGCCTTGGTGACGCAACGGCTGGACTCGAACTTTTCCAAGAAAGTGCGAGCCAGCATCTCGACGGTATTGCTACTAAAGTTGTTAGCCATGACAGCTTACCCTCATTCAACGGTAACTTTACCTCCGGTGAGGGGGAACCTATCGCTAGCATCTGCCGCTCGGCCCTTCACCCGCGTCGGAGGCGGTTTACTACTCGAAGCGCGGGGAGTCGGGTTTAACTTCGTCCTCACGTTCCGCTCGATGTGAAGTATCCGTTCGGTCGGGCTCATCATTGACAGCTCAGCCAGCAGTACAGGGTTCTTGGACAGGCTTGTCACCAGCTCCGGCCCTTTGTCGTCCCCCATCAAATAGGATGCGACCTCGTGCCCTAGCTGGTACTGACCGACGGTTTGCACCGCCTGATTCAGTTGCTCCTGATCAATTTTCCTCTCAGCCGCCTTGCCAAAAAACTGCTCTGCCTGCTGAGCTGCCGTCTGTTGCTGCTCAAGTTGACGCTGCTGCTCATATTGACTTTGCTGCGCCTGCCGCTCTCGCTGCCGTTGCTGCCATGCCATATGAGCCCTGAGAGACTCGTCACGCTGCTTGATCAGATCCTGCACATCATCTGCGTAGGGGTCGACCTCAACGATCTTAGGCTCAGGGTCGTCATAACTTGGACTAGCCTGACGCAACCGCTGAAGCTCCTCTTCAAGAGCCATGCGCTTGCGCTGTTCTTCCCGGTACTTCGCATGCTGTCTGGCAATTGCCGCGTCAATCGCTTCCTGATTGACCGGCTTTTGTTCATCAGCATCTGCGCTATTTTCTTCGTGTTGCGGTTCACTAGACGGCGCTGAATCGTCCCCAAGGTGCTGGCCTTGGTCTTCGACTCCTACCTCGCCAACTTCCTCGGCGATGTGTTCGTCGTTTTGCAGCTGTTGCTCAGGTTCCATAAAAAGCCCTTAAAGGTATGAATGCCACGAATAGAGGTCGCGTACCTGCGGTTATTATACTCTCCGCCGAGTAAATGCAAACAGGTTATTACTTACCCCGCTTTTTGCCTTTCTTGCCCTTACATCCGGCCATGATCATTACTCCACTGTGTAGTTTTTCCCGGTTTTCCCGGTTTTCCCGGTTTTCCCGGCCTTCTCTTTTTTGGGCTTGTTGCCCGAATCAATTTCGTAATCGAACTTGCTCTTCAGAATACGCTTGTTATTCGCGTCAGGGTCGCCAAACGACTCTGACACCCACGTCGGCAATAATCCAATTTTCTGGTCAGCATACACTGTGTCGGCCGCCGACGCTGTGCGGTTAGACTCGCCTTTCGGCCCATAATTCACCCAGCTGTTCTGGCCACGAGTCTCGGTCGTGAGCGCCCGTCGAGCCAATGGCGAATACATTGCCGCGTGCGATCGCCATGCGTTCTCCTCGCCACCAGCGCGGAACCCAAGCCCTTCTTTGGCATGGCCGAAGTAGTCGTGAACGATGCGGAAAATGTCGTTGGCTAGCGCCTTCTGGCCGCTGATGATGTAGTCCGTCTCCTGCAGCAGCGGGTTGTCGGCAGGATCGAAGTCAGCATCCGATCCGAACCCGTCGCGGGTGCTGAAGACATACATATGGTTGTTGTTGGCGATGTCCTCGGTGACCATTCTGGGATTTTCTTGGTACGGGTCACCCATCGTTTCGAAGTCGATGAACTCAGGCTTGAATCCGGTCTTGAGGATCTCTTCGTACTGCTCAAGCGTCTCCTCGATCAGAGCGTTATAAGCCGCCTTGACCTCGGGATCTTGCGGGTTGTGCTCCATCTCATCGAACAGCCGGGCAATCTCTTTGCCCTTGGTGGGATTCGGTGGGACGTAGGTGGCAATTGGAGTGTATTTAGACTGGCCGACGCGCTCCATGTATCTGGCAGCGACATCGGCAATTCTGGCGTTTGCCTGAGCATTGAAGCCCTCTACTTGGGGGAGCCCTCTGAGGTTGCCTGCCGCATCCCGCGCATATTCTTTAGGCGACCCACTCTGTTCCGGTAGAACCCACGCCTTTCCTCCCACTCCTCCTCGCTTTCTGATGCCTTCCGTTCGGGCTCGGGTGGCAGCCGCGTGCTCTGGGGTGATGGACTGCTCATAGGCGATTTGTTCTGGGGTTCGGTCATCGATTCCATACCGGCGCCGCTGGTTTGCGTCGAACTGGCTGACGGCTGCTGCAGCTCTGCTGAATCTGTTGGCAGCAGGTGCTCGGTTACTATCTCGAACTCCCCCAGCACCGACTGCGGGCTGATCTGCCCCCGGTCTTTGAGCTGTGCCAAGCGCCGCTTCAACAACTGAATCTGCGTCTGCGAGAGACTCTGGAGTTGCTCCGGCAGTAGTGCCTGAGCCATCGCCTCTGCTAATGTCATCGAGCCACTGCTGCTTGTAGGTTGCTCTTGCATTGTCATCTCCTGTCCACTTCATGACCACCAGATCAGGGTAGCCATTCTCAGGCGTCCAGCCATCTGATCGCCATGCCTGCTCCAGCTCCTTCAAATCAGCCTCGGTGTGGTTCTTGAGGTATTCTTCTTTGCTGAATGGCAGACGTGCAGCTTCCTCGAATCCATACTCATTGTAAATAGAAGGTAGAAAACCATTTGGGAATTTGTCGGTGCGAACGTCGAACGCATCCAGCGCCGTCACGCCCTCTTCGATAGCTTTCATCATCGCCGCAGGCGCCGCAACGCTAGAGATCCCCGGCTCGTTGTTGATCAGCCCGGTGACCACCTTCTCGTTGGGGGATAAGCCCGCAGCTTCGAGATCGATGCCGTAGTTGTCGTTGTAGTTGACGCCGTTCTTGATGCCGAAAAAGATATTCCGGTCGCCAAGCTTGTATACCTCAAGGTTGCCTGCGTCGATATCAGCCTTGACGTCGGCCTCGTTGGTGATGTCTAGGCTTGGCCGGTACTTGTTGTTGTTGACCGCATTGACGAAGTCTAGCGGTGTCACGCCGCCATCTTTTTTGAGCATGCTGCTGGTACGCCAGTCATCCTCAAGGAATGCATTGACGGCCTGAGCCTGCGCCGGGTTCTTAACGTCAGGCACGCGCTCTCTTGGCAGGTTTGCAATGACATCATCGGTCACCATCTCAAGCGGCTGGCCGACCTGCAGCGAACGGTAGTCTCCCTGCGGCAGTCCGCCGGACTTGCGTCTCCGCTCCAAAAACTTGGGGAAGAAGTCAGTCATCGGCACGGGCTGCGGCAGCGCACCGAGCACCCGGCCCTTCACCGCACGATCGTAGGACAGATGTGGCTTGATCCCGCTCTGCGGCATATTGACCCGGGCATCCTCGCCTTTATTGATCTCAATGGCGAACAGCACGTTGCCCTTGTCATAGCCCGCATACTCAGGCGAGATAGTCTCGTCGAGGATGCGGTTCATGTTCGGAATGCCGAGCTGCCTGTTCGTGGTCTTCATCGCCTCATTCGCCAGCGCCTTACGCTGGTCAAATGTCATGCCCTTGGCGTATCGATACATAGACTCCTGAGACATGTCGTCAGGCAATGGCGGCAGCCCTTCGCCTCTGAAGCCCTTGTTGTTGTTTACGTTCTGCTTGAACTTTTCGAGGTTTTCAGGGCTGATGCGGCCCTCCTCGGCGAACTTGCCGAGCATCGATAGGAATGAGGTCGCCACGGTCGCATTCGACGCATGACTGTCCGGCATCATCGCTGAGACCAAAACGACATCGCCGTCCTGCAATCGAGATATGGCGCCCTCATCCTGAGCCGCCCAAACAATGTTGTTTTCTAAATACGACTTTAGCCGAGGGAACTCAGGTCCGCCCTGCAGCTCGATCGGGATTGTCTGCACGCCCTCGGTCCCCTCGAACGCTCTGCCGGCGCCGGTCAAATCGGCCAGCGTGACCTTGACCGTTCTCCCCTTCAGCACCTCCGGGTCAATCACGGGCATCTCGCCAACGATCTCGTCGATCTGCTGGAAGCCCTTGTCTGACTCCTTGCGCTC